GGCATCTTTTAAGTCTAGCGTCGACCACTTTCCATCTTTTGACCCTTCAAGGGCCAATCGACGGTTAATACTTTGGTCAGAAAAATTAACATGACTTCTTGTAAGTGGATGACGCTCGATCCTCGCAACGAGCTTTCTACCAAGTCCCTGCTGTAAAAACTGGATTTCAAGTGGTTCGGCAGAAATAAGCCGAGGACCACGAGAGTCCTTTGGGACCAACATTACTTTGGCAACCGGTTCAGTGACATGGTCCATTGACCAATAACTGTCCCAATCGTCAAAAAGGTGTCTACCATTGAGAAAGTAATGCTCAGTGGCAGGGTAGAGAACCTCAGCATCGTCATAGATGCGCTTAAACTGCATCTTCTGATGGGGCTTTTCGCCTGTTGCTACGGCGCCAGGCCCATGCTTTGGTTTAATATCTCTCGCATTAAACGCTCTAAATAAATCCCGAACAAGGGATCGAGCGGATGCAAGGACATTAGGCTCAAGACGAGTGTCAACAGTGCCAAGGTGTGTAAAATCCTTCGGCAAACCGTTGTCCACGAGGGCAAATTTATTAAGAACTTTGCTCTCAATCTTAGGATCATACGGAACCTCCAATTTGTACCATGTCAAGCAAAACTGGTAAACATCAGTGATGGCGCAAATGTCCGCGTCATCTCTAACGTTCCCTTCAGGATCGAAAATAAGGCTAAGCAACCCCTTCAAAAAATGAGGGATTGCAGTACCACGCATTGTACTAAATTGTGGTATGGAGAGCCTTTTGCCTGTCAGGGCAAGCATGATTTGCTTGCCCATTGTAGGCAAAGTCTTGGTTAAAAACCCGAGACCTTCCTGTTGGGTGCGACGTTCCAATGTGAGGACGTCACGCTTTGAGTCCAGTCCAGCTTGCTGTAGAATGTCTAAAAGCAAGTTTTTGGAAAGGCCTAGGCAGAAAGCGATAAGCTGCTTCCTGCTTCGGATTGGCTTTTCAGGTTCGCGTTTCATACGCAATTACCTCCAAAGCCACCAAGTAGCAGAATTTTGCTACAACCGATACGGCCTGCCTAAAGTTAGACCTCTTGGTTCATGATTTGGTCAACGAAGGTTGCGCCCTCAAGCAACGAAATTAGTTGCGTGAGAACATCCTGCACATCGGTCTTTTCGACTATGCGCATGGGTGTATCGAGCACAAGATGAAGTCTGTGTTCGACAACGTCGCCTTCCAATGCCGAATTCTCGACATTGTTAGTTAGTTTGACCATTGAGCGCAAACGCGCATCATCACCTTTTCCCACACTCTGATGGGAGATAATCAGTTGCCGACCAATTCCGATGTCTCGGTCTCGGTCTGCATAAATACACTGACTACCGGTGTTTTGAACCTCTGAGTAAACTGCGTTGGCTGATGCTTCATCAACCAATGTAACCTGGCCGCTTGTTGAAAATGACATGGTGGATCCTTTCAATTTAAGATAGCGCGAATGAAACGCTAGAAAGGCCCATCTGTCACCAACGGTTACTCGGTGGCACCCTTCATTGCGCGCTCAACTGCGCTGTGTTAGGGACATATTACTACGCCCCGTTTGATCCGAACTAGCGAATGAGCTAGTGAGACTCGGACCAGGACTAATGGATTTGGCGCACCAATGCGCCTAGTACCCGCTGCTGAAGAAGCAGCGACCCCAGTACAAATTTGCGGCTTGTGAGATCGCCGATTTGAGAGACCGAGAAACAACGGTCTTCCAATTTTAACGGAAATCTATGATAGTACTTACCATAGAAGGCCGTTCGGCTGACCCAGGGTGAATTGACGACTCCCACACCACGGTTTTCAGTATATCCGCGGAAAGGGATTTTTGCACTAACACCAAAATCTTTGATGGTGATAGTGACTGGTACCCATTTCTGACGCAATTGATTCAGAAAGTCACCAATGATAAAAAGCCAATCGGCTACAAAGGTGTAGGGTATCCCGTCCCAGAGAATTTTAGGGTTAAGTTGAATCCCTATAGCGTCCATTAGCGCGTAAAGCGCCAATTTATCGCTGTCAATCTCTGGCATCTGGTAAGTATACGTCATTGTAGCAGTATACTTCGTCGATGGATAGTAAAGCGTCCCGCGTATTTCATGCGTTGGCGTCGCCATCCATGAGTCAATTGACTCCTCTCCATAAGCCACTTCTTCGGTGTAATGTCTCACTTGCAGTTTACCCGCTCCCTTTTTCAATTCAGAGAGCTTGTCTTGCAGCCAAATTAAACTGTTTGCAAGGCGATGTAGATCCATTGTAAACGGAACTACTCCAAAACTGTAATTCAGAACGGCATTCGAAATGTTGTTGATAATACCACTTCGATCGTTCCACCATCGGACGAGTTGCTTAATTTCGCGAAGTTCCCATGCGAAATTACCGAGCGAAAACCCTGACTCTAGAGTTGGAGTCATCGCTTCGATGGCACGTTGGGCAAACTGACCCCATTGTGTCATAGACATCCCGGCGTGCGTTTTTACACGCGCACGCATCCCGGTGGGTCCATCGATTTCAGCGAAGTGCACGTAATCTACGTGATCAGTATGATTGGTTGGCGCATACCAGCAGCCAACTCTCATTTCTGATTCCACTTCTTGCAAGTATTTGAAATGCTCGCATGTGTTGAAATCGGATTCGCGGCGGTTTGTTGAAGTTAATTCTTCAAACAAAGACGTATAAAAACTGTCTTCTTCCGCGAATGAAAGGACTTGACCCGTTGAATTAAGGGTCGTTGTAGAAGTCTGGTGAATCGACTTCTCGTTCTGACGAGACTTTGTTTTCATGGTACAATTACACCTCCTGGGGGTTAGGATTAAAGCGTGACAAAGTGCTGTGACTTCATCACAGCGGGGCCGGTAC